CTATAATCCCACGGAACCACACATCTTTGTCGTAGAATCCACATGAAGTTAAGTTCTCAGTAACGCCTACTTTCTGTTCACACAGCTTGACCCCTCGTTTAGCATTGAGGGAATCAAGCATAGCTTTGGCGTAGTAAAACCTCTTATCAAGTGGAGTACCACTACCAACATAATCTTCGGCTGCTTTGTGAAACTCATTGCCGTACAATATGGCAGTAGTCTGAACGAAAGGATACTCTTTAAGTATTTTCTCATGGTAAAACTGTTTAGGGCATTGTTCAAATGATTTAATCTTACTGAACGACCACGGTGCTATACTCATTCACAATCTCCGTAAGATTTCCCTATGCCACTTTCACAATTGATAGGTAGACCTTCTGCCCAATCAGGTGTCCAACGCATGCACTTCTCAACAAACGCTCTTGATTCAGGCACGTCCTCGTCTTTTACGCATACAACAATGGAGTCATGTACTGTTAGTACAACACGACATTCTTTACTGATTTGTAACATTTGCTCACCGATAATGCAACGTGCTATAGCCTGACATACATTCTCTGTTACTTTACCACCATAGATTCGGGTACGCCCTCGTCTTGTCCTGTAACTATACTCAATACCTTTCTCACCCTGATCACCTGATAAGTCGTCATAACGTAGTGTCAAACCTGATGGTAGCAGAATACCTTGTTCAGGCCCCAACACTGATACCACACCTTCCTTACCTATCTGTATGGTATCACCGTTGACCATGTACTTGACCATGTTTTGGCAGTTGCGCCATAGCTGATTTATTTTCCAGTTAGCTTCACGGTATATGTTAATGACGCGTCTAGCCTCATCCAGTTCCATATCAAACCCAAAACCCTTTAGCTGTTCTTGAAACCTTACAGCACCCATTCCATAACCTGCGCCAAGGATAGTAGTCTTACCTACAAATCGTTGGTCTTTAGTTACTTCGTCTTCGGGTATGCCATAGATACGAGCAGCCATAACTTTGTATACATCTTCGTTATTGGCGAACGATTGTGTAAGGTCATCTTGATCAGCAAGCCACGCAAGTACACGCGCTTCGATCTGCGAACTATCACAATCAATCAACGTGTAACCTTCGGGTGCTAAGATACTACGCTTTAACTTCTTACCATTTAATCCACGACTAGGTAGGTTCTGCATGTTTATCTTATCATCACCACCCCACCGCCCAGTATGTGCAGCGTAGTACCTTACTGGTACCGGTAAAGTTCCACGCTTACCTATGTCTATAAACCTCTGAGTACGTGTTTCTTCAAGCGTACTCTTTGTGCCTAGACGTGCAGCTACTGCCGCTTGTACCCTGTCATCCTCATGATCAACTAACGCCTTGAACTCTTCATCACTCTTAGCGAAGGCAAATGTTTCCTTACCCGTACGTAAACTTATTTTCATGGGTGGCTCTACACCCAGTCCCTTGAGCACTGCGGCAAACTTAGGGTTAGACATAAGGTCTTCCTTAGATAGACCTGAATCCTCAAGTAACTTATCTTTACGCTCACGTGTGTCTTCAAGATGTTGTTCAAGCAATTCAATATCTAACTCCAAGAACGGTTCAGTAAACATACGTAGTGTCATGTCAATCATCATCAGTTCTTGTTTAGGGAAGCCTTTCTTTAGAAATATGTTAAAGAGTTTGTACGTTAACTCGACATCATTTATACAGTAGTCACCGTACAGCGCCAAATCCTCCTCGGAGAAATCGGTTCGCTGTTTACCTATAGCGTTTAATACTTCGGTTCCCTTAGTGCCAATCTGATAGCGGTCAGACAACGCCCTGAGACTTCCACCAACTTCAACCCCATGTAAAGCACGGGCAATACACAGAGTATCGGTATACACGCGAGGATGAATGTCAAAAATCCAAGAAAGAATGGCACCATCAAACATAGTGTTGTGAGCAAGAACCATACTTTCTGACCAGTTGAAGGTGTGTAAATACTGTTTAAGTTGTTCGTGTGTACCACTCGCCCATTCAGTTCCTTCATTATTCACCTTTATACCCACGCCAACCACCGAAAATCGGTGGTCGCGTACGTACTCCTCAGTAGTTAACTTAGACAAGGAAAAATCCTTGTCATAGTATGTTTCAAAATCTAACGTGATCAAGTCCATCACTTCATCCTCAACAACTTCTGCATGTAGTTACCTGCCCTACCTAAGTCGTTAGGGTTCTTCTCTCCTAGTGACAAGAAGATGCTACCCTTTAAGAATCCAACGAACTCTTCTTTAGTCATCCACTGTTCCATTAACTGCCAAGGTTCTACGGATAAGCCCACGTAATTTTGCCCACCAACCTTTTTTTGGTTGGTAGCTTGTGGCTTTTTTATAATGTCTTTTGCTTCCTCCTTACGCATTAACTTGTAAGAGTACCCATACGATATACCAGTGGCCTTTGAGACCTGTACTGCTGTATGGGTTGGGTTTGCTTCTAAGTATTTCCAGACCTGCTTTTGTTTCTTACTACTCATGTCGTTCTCCTAATGCTCGTACGATATAACAAGTTATCACAGACGCTCGTACGGTTAACGTCTGTGGTGATCATAAAGTTACTCAGGGGATTGTGCGGCTTTTTTTATAGCGTACTTTTCCCCCCAAGAAAAAAGCAACCGCATTGGTGAATACTTCGGTGCAATAAGGTGTGCATGGAAACAGTGGCTTGCAATGGTTATCCACTCAGCTTTAGTTCGTTTAGCTTTAGGCTTATCTTCCATACTAATTTTTATCCCTATCGGTAAAACAGATGTTGGTCTATGTGAGTAACCAATGTCATGTTAGCAGCCCATTTTGGTGGTTCAATCCAATCGGCAAAGTAATGCGTAGCACCTTGTGATATATCGGTGACTTCACCATGATATATATGCTGCGCTAGTATGGTAGCTTCTAGCATAGCTTTTTCATTTTTGGGCTTGTCAGACATTCCATCACAAAACCAGCTGTACTGGCACTGGTGTCTAATAGGGTCTTCGCTCCAAGCATTGTACCGAGCTTGCTTGACCACTTCACAAACTGTATCAGGGTATCGGCTATCCGCTACACGGTTCATTGTAGAGAAGCCAACCATAAGCTGACCTGCTATCGACTCACTACGTGCCTCAAAGTAGAGGTTTAAAGCAAGACACATCACAGCTGCACTGATCACTTCTTATCCTTAGTACAGTCAATTTCTTCTATAATGCAACTGGGCGATAACCCTAGATCAACCCTATCCTTTGGTTTTTTTGATTGCCCCAATGGAGTAGCGTCTCCTGTTAACTCCTTAATACTTACGCCTAACTCTTTTGCAAGGGCGGCATCTTCAATGTAACGTCTTTTCTTAACAAGGTTATTATTAGTAGTTTGGTAAGAAGTTTCTTCTGTAGAAGTTTTCCTTGCTTCCTTCCCTAACTTCCTTAGTAGTGCTTTATTAAAGGTAGCTGTAATATTATCTTTATAAGACATACTATGTTTCTCCTAGAAACTGGTATCAAAATCTAACTCAAGTTGTCGTGGGTCGTGGTATTTACCACCAACATAGATCAAAACGTCATCTATGTTGTCTTCATTGATGACAAGACTTACGCCACCGTTGTCTTTTATATCAGATAAATTCTTTTCTTGCAAGGGAGTTGGTTTATTTTTACCTGCTTTACATTCTATACCAAAGAATCTACTCTCGTAGCAACCGATTATGTCAGGTACACCACTCTTACCGTAACCTCCAGTGACTGGATAGAAGTAGTAGGCTCCTAACGTCTTTAGGTGCGCTGTTACTTTCTTCTTAACTTTTGCTTCTGGTGTCATCGCCATTTTATATTTCTCCTAGGAACTGGTATCGAAACTGGTATCAAAATAAAAGTTGGGGGGTAGCGAACCACCCCCCTTGTTAGTGTCGCACTAACATTGCACACGGAATATCCAATAGACATTATTATCAATCCGTCTGCCTACTCCTGCAACCTCACTAGTTGGCTTATCCAATGAGGTCATCATTAGTAGGGCAACCTTCTCCTGCATCCACAAGGGTAGGTCATCTACTAAAGGGTACTCTCCACTGAGCACGCTGTCAACTTCCATGCCAATACATGACACCTCGACAGCGTGCGTGTGTGGATCTACGTAAATACGGTATATGTTATCATCATGTGGTAAGTCGTTATCGCACGACATAGAACATACCATCTCCCGCAGAGAAGCCAACATCATCAACGTAATCATTGGCTTGCAAGATACTGAGCACTGATACCTTCTGCATGATTTCTTCGGGTAACGTGTCTGCTGTATAGCGTTTTACATCGTCACTAATCTCTGCACTGTAGTGACTCTCAGCCTTGTCAATGTCTAGCACATCAAACGTCTGCTGCTCCATACGTTCATATACACGAACATACCACATCGGTACAGTACGTGATCTTAATCGTTGTAGTTCATCACTCTTATCAAAGAAAGCCGTAAGGTTTTCTCTAAATGAATTATCAATAAACTCATGGTTACTGATCATAAGGTGGCGCAGTTCAGTGAGTAGGGCAGACCCCTCATTGAGACGTGCCGAATACACACTAGTCTCAACGTCTAACACCTTCTCACGTACTGCAATGTAATCAATTTTTGCATCCTCAACAACCCTGTCTACTGCATTAGATGCGTCTCGCAAACGTGTGCCTGCCAGCTCTTGTGGTGACATCATACGTATAAACTTCTTAGCATTACGTACTGCTACATCTATATTGACAGACATCTTCATGAAGTATTGTTGACTGTAATCAGCATACTTACCGTTAACAATCGTACGTGCCTGTACGGTATACATGGGTGTACCATCACCACCAGTTCGGTAGTCAGCGTAGCCAACCCACCCTAATACGTAGGGGCAGTCGTCTCGGTATATCCAGTAACTGAAAGAGTCTTTTGGTTGCATCTTTACACGTAACTCTTTACATACTCTCTCAGCAAATGGCTCTGCTTCTGTACCAATTCTGAAATCGGTTTTTGTTAGTGTGTCACTAACAAGCTTATAGTCATATCTGCTCATCGTCATTCTCCTAGACTTATCCGTTTCTTACTTTGTTTAATGCGTACTTGATCGCATTGGTTTGTTTGAGTACGGTGCATACTGCACCCTTACTATCAAATGGAACTACATCAAGCAATAGATTCTCACAATGCTTGTCGATAATACTCTCAACAAGTTCTACTGCTTCTTGGTAATCCGTTAAAGATTGAGTCATATTACATATCCCTTGATGTTATGTTTACGTGCTTACCTGTATCAGGCGTTGCACTCTTGTTATCTAGTATGCACCATAGCACAGGGCAAGACCATTGACCCCATGTTCCACCAAGATACCCATCGGTAAGAACAATCGCTGCTTGTGGCTTGACACCATGCTCGGTTAGGTAGTCGGTAACACACTCAACATTAGTACCACCACCACCCTTGGGCTTAGTCGTACTCACTAAGTCATCGAGTTCGTGCATGTCGTACTTCTCGTCCTGACACACTTGTGTGTCCCAGTAGAGCAAGCGGATATGGTCAGGGTGTACCGTGTCACAGATTGATTTGATCTCCGACATAAACGAGGTGAGTTCGACCTGACCTATAGAACCTGACGTATCAACAGCAATGACTAACTCTCCCACCTGCTCGCTAATACCACTAGGCATGTAGTAACCTGATGACACGTAACGTCTGTTAGGCCGTTGCCATGTAGAGTAGTCACTACCTGCACATGTCGTCTGTATAAACTCACGTAGTACCTCGCGCCAATCTATCTGCGGTGCGAGTAAGTCCTCAAGGTCACGACCACCACCTGATCCCAGCTTACCTGCGATCAACGCACCCTGACGTATTGCCTCGTCAACATCACGTGCCAGCTCTCGCTTCTCGTCTGGTGTAAGTTCTTGCGCACCCTCCCAGTCATGGCTATCAAAACCTTGTGGCCCATCGCCACCTACAGCGGTGTTGTTGTTACCAGTGGTACCGCCTTCACCACCTTGGCTTTCTTGTGGTGGGCCGTTAACACGTAAGTCATTAAAGACTGCTGCGCTGTCCCAGTCTCGGTACTTATCATCAAGGCAACCACGCTGCGGCATAACTGCCCAACCATCGGTGTTGTCATCCGCAATCTTGATGTTGATCACATAGTCACACGCCATGTTTGCAAGCTGTGCATCTTGGGCATACAGGTGCTGCCATGTGGTAAGGTGTTTGTACAGCTTATGGTATACCTCATGAAGAACAAGGAACCGTAGCTCTGCATCGTTGAGTGAGTCAACGAAGTCTCGTCCGTACATTTCGTCACGCCCATTGGTACATGCTGTTGGTACATCGTCCACTACTGAACGATCACCAATCATAAGCACACCTGCAAGGGCAACATATTTAGCATTGCCCATGATGTCAACGACTGACTTGGATAGCCGCTGCTCTGGTGTAAGTTGTTTACCTATAGCTAACATAATTATTCTCCTACTTCTTATCGGCTGCGAACATATAGTTATTGTCCATTGCCCATTGAGTAAACTTCTTGTTGGTCATTACGACCTTACGGTGTGCGTACTTGTCGGCACTACACCCATTAGCAAACATACCTTGCGCTTCCTTGTCGAGGCGAACCATGTAGTCCATCCATGAGTCAACCCAATCGGAACTGAGGTTTGCTAGGCTGCGGTAAACAACCATACACACAGCTGCGGCAGAGTCAGGAACCTTGGCTAGCTTGGGGTCATCCTTGATAGATTGTAGTGACGGTAGTTGGTCAGCCAGCTTGACGAAAGCCATCAAGTCCATAGCGCCACGTTCACCGATAGTACCCATGAGTAAACCTGTTAATGTTTGATCATCGAAGTGTTCACGTATCTTCAACCAGTCGGACGCAGCCTCAAGTGAACGCGGTGTAACAAACGCGGTGCGTTGTTGCTTGGGGTGGTAGATGTATGGGTTATCATCAGGGTTTTTGACATCATCAAAGCCATGAAACAAGTGAGGATTATCCTTACACCAACCCAGTAACGTGTGATCAACACCGTTGTTGATGGCCCACTCTATCCACTCCATGTTGTCAGGCTTACGTGCAGTAATCACCGTGATCCTGTTGCGTGCATGGGGTGGTAGTAAATCACCTACACCCTCAGCACCAAGGTTAGTGGTAGCAAAGACTAACGAGTCAGGGTGCAGTGTGTACCCACCGATCTTACGCTCCAACATAATACGTAGTAACGCGTTCTTCACCGCAGGGTTAGCCTTGCCATACTCGTCGATCATGAGAATGATAGGCCCCTTGTGGTGTGCACCTAACTCCTCATTAGTTGCGTACGAAACGTAATCGGCATCGCCTAGTTGGTTCATCTTGGGTATGGTGATGTCACCCAAGTCTTTGGTAGTACAGTCAAAGTAGCAGGGTGCGTGCTTGGGTAGCTCACGTGATAACGTGGTAAGTAGTGATGACTTACCTGTACCCATGTGCCCTTGCACAAGTACAGTACGCTTGTTACCACCATTGAGTATTGATGTTGCTATTTGGTCTAGGCCCAGTGAATACATTTGGATTGCTGAGTTCATGATACTTCTCCGTTGGTTTGTTAGTGCGACACTAACTATTTAAAGGTCTATTGATGGAAGTGCATTGATGACATCATCAACAGCACGTTTGGTTTCAGCACGAAGGTAGCCATCCTCGCGCAGTGCATCGGGTGTGATACCGCGTAACGCATCGTCTAACTTCATGCGCATTGATGACATCTTACTGTCACCTGTTACGTTGCATACATCCAGTAGGTCAA